AACGCTCAAGCAGCACTTCGTAATCTTATGGAAACTTTCTCAAAGAATTGTCGTTTTATATTGACTTGTAATTATGTGGAAAGAATAATTGACCCGATACAAAGTCGTTGTCAATCATTTCAGATAATTCCACCAGATAGAAAACAAGTCGCACAACATTTGGCAAACATACTGACAAATGAAAACATAGAATATGATATTAAAGATATAGCTACCATTGTAAATAGTGGTTATCCTGATATCAGAAGAGTAATCAATGGTTCTCAAAGACAAGTGGTTAATAGTAAATTAGTCATTGATGAGAATACAATTACACAAAATGATTATAAGACTAAGGTTTTAGATATCATAAAAACACAAGATAAGAAAAATTCATTTCAAAATATTAGACAATTACTGGCAGATTCAAAAGTAACAGACTTTTCGGATTTGTTTAGATTATTGTTTGATACGGTTGATGATTGGGGGAAAGGTCATATCGCAGAGTGTATCTTAATCTTATCTAAATATCAACAATCAGACGCAGTTGTCGTGGATAAAGAAATCAACATTATGGCTATGTTTGTAGAAATAATAGGGAGTATTAAATGAGTAGTCATCCAAAACCAGCACCACCAAAACAGGTTGAATTAGATATCTCAAAGGCAGATACCATCACTTGTGATGATTGTGGAAATGCATCGTTTATTCAGTCTTTCTTTTTAAAGAGAATATCTGCATTGATGTCACCAACAGGACAAGAAGCTGTAGTTCCAATACAAGTTTATAGTTGTGGAAATTGTGGTGCAGTGCCTTCTAAGATGTTAGAATCTTCAGGTATGTCAGGTGGACAGACAGCCACATAACTATAAAATAGGTAGTGTAGAGTTTACACTTTCTGAATACAACACATCAAAGAAATCTTTCGAGAAATGGAAAGATGAATTTTTATCTATGCCTGAAATAAAAAAATGTAAGGTTTGGTTAACAGGTGGATTTCTTGAAAGCTGGGATACATTTGATATAGACATTGTGTTAACAGGTGATTTAGCAAATAACGAAGTAAAAAGATTGTTATCTCAAGGTAGAGTTATTGGTGCAAAATACAACATAATGATTGATATTTGTCATTGGGACAAAGAGCCAATCTATATTTATGAAAAGTATCCACACGCTTGGGGGATAGGTAAGTGGAAAGAATATGATAAAGAAGTTCAGAAAAAAGTTGTTAATATTAAAAAACTAAATATTTCAGATTCATTTTACATAAATGGAAAGTTAGTAAAGAAAGTTCACGGAGCTAAAAAAGTAGATGACGGATTATATGAAATGAATTATATATATCCTACACTAAAACAAGAATCAAGAGAATACAAATCAAAACCAATATTATTAAATGAACATTAAAGAAAAAGTAGAAAAGTTCTATTATGAAACAAAAAGGGTAGATAGGAATAACATAGAAAGTTATCTAAATATCTATCAAAAAAATAATGGTGGATTAGAGGGTGGTAGACAACACGACCCGATTTATAATAACGAAAATGTAGGAAAGCAAATCTATACATTTGGTTGTAGCTGGACTTATGGGTGGTATGTAGAACAAGAACAAACCTTTACTCACTTATTGGGTGATGAAAATACAGCAGTTCATAATTACGGAGCCGGTGGAACAGGTTTAGATTTTGCAATCAAGACACTATCAGAAGTTTATATACCAACATCAACACGACAAATATTTATTATTACAATCCCAAATTTATTTAGAAGAACTTGGTTTACCGACTATGGTGAAGTTCATAAGGCCTGGCAAGTTAAAGAGTTAGAAGATATCAATGAGTATAATGACTACTATAATTTTTTACATCATTACAATTTAGTTAATAAATTTATTGGAAGAGAGAAAATAATTTGGAGTTGTTGGGGTGGAGATACTTTTGGTTTGTATGATTTAGTAGAGGATAAGGTAGATTTATCATTTGATTTGGTTGATGTGGCAGTAGACAAAATGCATCCAGGCCCAAAGTCCCACAAAAAGTATGCGGAAAAATTAAAAAATGTATTACAAGATAGATTTAAATAATTACGAACCACGAGAAGTTCCAGCGTATCAAGAGTTTACAAACTACAATGATATTAGTTCAGAACAAATACAAGTGATATCAGAAGAGTTATCTGAATTTAAAGATTCGTTTGGAAAAGATTGGCAAGAGTGGAATCTGAAAGACCTAAGAAGTAGATTAAAAGATAATTGGACATTTTATTTAACTGAGTGTGGTTGGGCATTTATTGATTGGAATAGAAGATATCCTTATTTATGTAATCGTTATATAATTCCAGAATATAGAAATAAAGGATTAGGTAGTGATTTAGTTTGGTTAAGATGTAATGAAATCAAACAACAAGGATACAATTACGCATCAATTAAATTAGAAGATTGGAATAAACCAGCACTATCAGTTATGAAAGAAGATATTTTCACACAATTAAAGGATATTTGATATTTATATATAGGAAAAATTATGTCAGTTCAAACAAGAGTAGAAAGTTTTTTAAATTATGTAACAGGTAGTGCAGGTGGTTGGCCTTCATTGTCCAATGCTGCTATCATTGGTGGTATGGATTACATTGTTCAGACAGGTTCAAATGATATATACTTTATTGAGTATAACACAAACATAGGTATAGTTGGTAGTTATGCTCTACAAACAGGTAGTTATTTTGATAAGATGTCAGACTACGCAGTTTCTCAAAGTTATGATAAGTGTTATGTTTATGGTATGGCAGGAAAAAAACAAAATCCACCATACTTACAACAATCATTAATCAGTGCTAGTTTTGCAAGACATAATATAAGTTGTAGTTTTGAATACCAAATGGATACATCACACACTTATTTCTCACAAAGAGGTAATGCACAATATTCTGGTAGTTTCCATTTATTCTTTGAAACACCTTGGTATAGTGATGACACACTACTACATATGGTTAGTGGTTCATTTAATAAAAATACATTTAGAACAATATTGGGTTCTTCACCAGTTAGTTCAAGTTTAGTTCCTTTGTTCAACACATCATCATTTACAGATAATCTCAGTCATCCAGACTTTGTCGCAAAAAACCCAACACTTGATTCAGGAATACAATCCAATGCAGTAAAATTTTATTCTTATAATTCTAATAGTTCAAGCTATCAAAATGAAATAGATAGTGGTTCAATAGTAGAAACATTTATGGTTCATACAGGTAGTTATAAAGAATCACAATCATATTTAGGTGTTGGTAAATGTGATTTTATGATAACACCAAGTAAAGTAGTATTTTTTACCAATAGAGAGGCAGGAAAAGGAATCAAACTAAACAAAGCCACGGGTGACACTTGGAATCATATTGGTATCAAAGGAAAGACTTCAGCCAGTGGTAGTTTAATTCAAATGTATGACGGAACAACAACACAAGTCCAAGACATAGAAGTAGGTGATGTTGTCAAATCATATCAACCACTTGGTATGCCAGATGAATCACAGAATTATTTATCTTACACTACGACAGATTTAAGTGATTCAACAACACAAGGTTCGATAGTTGTAAATGTAATGAGAACAATGTCTTATGGGTATTATCTAATAAATGGTAGTATAAAGGCACCATATAATCCAAATCAATTAAATAATGATGTTAGATATTTTGTCAAGAAAAGTGGAACTTGGGCTTGGCATACTGCAGACGAATTAGTTGTTGGAGATTATTTATTAGACCCTGATGGAAACGAAACTGAAATAACTTCAATAACCGAAAACTCAGGTGATACTACTTGGTATGCACTTGACGTTGAAGACATTGATACTTACTTCCAATCAAATATATTAGTCCACAATATTCCACCAAAGTGTTTTGTAGCAGGAACACCAATCACAATGGGCGACGGAACAACAAAAGCTATTGAGTTAGTTGAAGTAGGAGATGAAATACAAAACTATGACTTTGATTCACAAGAAACAAAAATTGGTAAAGTATTGTCTATTGAAACACCAACTCACGCTGACATAGTAGAAATAAGTTTTGGAGACAAAAAGACTAAAAATACATTTGACCACCCGTATTGGGTTATTGGAAAAGGTTGGTCATCTTACAAACCACAATGGACAGAAAAAAGATATGAAATAGAATCAGAACAATTAGAAGTTGGGGACAAGTGTTTAGAAATTAATAATGGTCAGTTAAGAGAAGTAGAGATAACTGAACTAAGGGAAGATGTTTATCCAGTTCAAACATATTCGTTAGAAGTTGAAACACATCATAACTATTTTGCAAATGATGTCTTGGTTCACAATAAGTTTTGTTTTATGCCAGACCAAGTAATTAATATGGGTGAGGGTAATTACAAAAGAATTGATGAGATAGAATTAGGAGAAAGTGTATTAGTTTTTGATGAGGAAAATGATGAGTTCAAAGAGGGTAAAGTAAATTCCATAATGAAAAAATTACACGAAGATTGTTATGAAATGCATTTAGAAAGTGGACAAACACTAAAACCAACAGGCAATCATCCATTTTTAATTAAAGGTAGAGGTTGGTCAACAATAGACGGACACAATCCAAATCACGCAGGTGGTGACGGAAAGCTTGATGTTGGTGATTATGTTAGAGATTTAGATGGCTGGGTTATGATTGACTCAATAAAAAAAATTGAGGGTGAACACATAACTTACAATTTACTAAATCAAGATTACGGAACGATAGTAGCACACGATATCGTATCACACAATTCGGGACCTGGTGATAGTTGTTTTGTAATAGGAACATTAATAACTATGTCTGACGGAACTTATAAAAAGATAGAAGATATAGAAATTGGTGATGAAATCAAATCATTTGACATAGAGAACGGAGAATTTATGAACTCAGTCGTTGAAAAAATACACTCACCTATCCACGATAATATCGTAGAGTATGTTTTTGAAAATGATAATAAATTAAAAGGAACTGATGACCACCCTATTTGGATAAGAGAAAAAGGTTGGTGTTCATCTAATCCTGAAAAAACACTTAGCAACTATGACATTGAAGTTAGTAGAATAGAATTGGGTGATAAAGTTTTAAGTGATGAATTTAGTTATAATAAATTGGTTGAGATAAGATACACAAACGAAAAATTACAGACTTATAATATTGAAAAGTTAAGTAATAATGACACTTATTTTGCCGGTAAGGTTTTAGTTCACAATGAGTTTGGTAGAAAATAAAGATTTTAAATGGTTTTTGGTTAGAGATAACTTTTTATCAAAAGAAGAGTGTGATAGCCAAATAGACTTTGCAAACAAAAAATGTGAATCTGATGATTTTGTTTGGGGAACTTATCGTAATTGTAAAAATGTTGTAACACAAGATAAAAAAATCTTAGATAAAATATGGAAAGTAGCAAAACTATCTAATACATTATCTTTCAAATTTGATATTGATAGTATACAACACTCTTGTATAAAGTTATATCCGATAGAAAATTTTAAGGATATAAACTCTCGTTTAGGAGCAGGAACATTATTTCACTCAGATTATGCAGCAGGAGACGGAAAGGTTGTAAACACTTGCACCAAATTGTCGTGTGTTATATTTCTGAATGATGACTTTGAGGGTGGTGGATTACAAATTTGGGAAACAAAGTTAGAGGCAAAAAAGGGTAGAATAGTTATATTTCCAGCATTTGCAGCCCATAGAGTTTTAGAGTTTGACAATAAAGATAGATACACAATGATAACATTCATACAAGGAAACACTTTTAAATGAAACTAAACAACGATTTTAAATACTCAATACAAATACCAAAGTTTTTAACACACGAAAAGTGTGATGAATTGATAGAACAAATAACCACAACAGAAGAAGTTGTAACAGGTGGAGTAGGTGGTGAGTGTGGTGAAGCAGCAATCATACCAGAAATAAGAGTTACTGAGGAGTGGTATTTATTTGACCAACCAGACAACAGATTAAGGCCTGATAAATGTAATAATGATTGGAAGTGGTTACAAGATAAGATACATCAAGTGGTAAAGATAGTTAATCAAGGTGTATTTCACTTTGATATAGACGGAGCAGATGATGAGTTAAAACTTATCAAGTATCACCAAGGTGGATTCTATGGTTGGCACACAGACTTTAATGCAGGTAGTTGTTCAAATAGAAAACTTGTAGCAATCGTCCAACTAACAGACCCAAGTGAATACGAGGGTGGTGAAGTTCAATTTGGTATCCAAGATAAACATACAAAAGAGTGGTATACAATGAACCAATTAAAAGGTTCGTTGACTATCTTTCCAACATTTTTATCTCACAATGTAACACCAGTTACAAAGGGAACAAGATATGTTCTACAAGAATTATTTATTGGAGACCATTTCAGATGATAGAGAATCTAACACAAAAGAAAAACTTTAAGTTTGTAGTTCACAAAGACGATTTCTTAACTGAAAAAAGATGTGATGAATTGATTGATATGTTCAGTAAATCAGAACAATATAAGGCCACAGTTGCAGGAACATACAAAGGTAATGGTTCTGATGTTGTAAATGAAAATGTTCGTAAAGTTCAAGAGGTTAGATTTTCCGAAGATATCGTATTATCAGACGGATTCAATCTAAACAAAAATCTAACTATGGCTTGTGAAATGGCAAATACACTATTCTTTAACTTTGACACATCAAATCAATTATCTAATATTCGTATGTTGAGATATGAAGACACAGGTAAATACGACTGGCATTTAGACATTGGAAATGAGGAAACATCAGTTCGTAAAATTACAGCGATAGTTCAACTATCAGATGAAAATGATTATGAGGGTGGAAACTTCGAGTTCAGTATGACAGATGAGACTGGTAAAGATACTGCAGTCGGTAGTAGAAAAAAAGGAAGTCTTATCTTGTTTCCATCTTATTTAGGACATAGAGTATCACCATTAATGAGTGGTGTTAGATACTCAATATTGACTTGGATGCTGGGAAATGCATTTAAATAAAGTATTAGTATTGGGTTGTAGTCGTAGTGGAACAACTGAGTTTTGTAAAACACTACAAGAAATTTCATCAAAGAAATTCTTTTGGGAACCTGAACTTGATAAACATAATAAAATAATTAGAACTCTCGGTTATGAGAAATTTTTTGAAAATATTTACAAAGATAAAAATACTTTTGGTATTAAGTTTGGTGTTTATCCATCTACAAAATCATTTAAAAAAATACTTATAGACTATCACGATATAATATTCTTTTTATCAAGGAGAAATGTTTTTCAACAGGCATTATCTTTGAATCTCGCCAAGAAAACTGATAAGTGGAGAGCTGTAGATTTTGGGGTGGAAACATTAACAGAAAGAGAAAAACAAGAATATAACGAAATAAGGGTTAGTAAGATTAACATTGAAGATATAAAAAAAGATATTGAGGGAATAAAACAAACATCAATAGAAATTATAGATTTACTAAAAACCCACGACAACTATAAAATATTATTCTATGAAGACTTATTTGGTTTCTTTTCAGGTGTAAAGTTAAATACTGAGGACAACTATAAAAACATAGAAAACTGGCAAGAACTAAAAACTTTTTATGAACAGAACAAAGATTTTTGTCATTTTGAGTTATAAGTTATATACTTATTTATATCTAAAGGTTATTCACTATGAAAACAAAAACACTATTTGACCACATAAAACAAATTACTAATGTTCAAAACCAACATTATTGGGAAAACATTACAGATGCAGACAAGAAAACTTGGTCTAATTATATGGTTCATAGGTTTTTATCAATGAAACAAGAGTGGATTGAAGTTGTAAATGAAATACAACAATATTGGGAACTGAAACCAAAGGCAGTTTATCAGTTCTATACAAATCTACTACCAAGAGGAAACACATACTTAAAGTATACGAAATCAAAAAAGAAATCCAAGATAGAAAAGTGGGCTATGGACATATTGTGTGATTATTTTGAAGATAGTTCGGAAAATATTGAAAAAACGCTTGACATTATGGGAAAAGATGTTGTATATTCTATTGTATCAAAGTATGGTGTAGATGAGAAACTATTAAAAAAAATATGGAGTAAATGATGGCGATTAAAGACGCACCAAGAGTGTTAGAGGATTCTAACAATGAAAATGTCATAGACTATATGGAACAAACATATCCTGAAATGACATCAGAATTTAAAAAGATTCAACGAGACCAGTATGAATTGTTTTGTAGAAAACAATATGATTACGGCCCACAAAATATCGCAGTGGGAACAATATTAAAAACACCAGAAGATATTAAATTATCATTGTTGGGTATTTGGTTTCGTATGAACGATAAGATAGAAAGAATGAAAACATTATTGATGAGAAACGGAGAGAACTCAGTTGAGGGAGAACCAGTAACAGATAGTTTTTCAGATGTATCAAATTATGGAGTTATGGCACAAGTCGTAGCAAGAGGTAAATGGGCAAAATAAGTTATAGTCAGTTCGCAATGTGGGACAAATGTCCTTA